AAAAAGCACACAACGTATACTGTTAAAAATGAAATCATCCACTTGGTGGCAAGCATATAATAATTACGTTGGAAATAGTATTACAAGTTTGAGTAGTTTACCTAACGTAAACCCAAGTCTTATTGATCCGGGTAACAAGTTAGGTAGACGCCAACAATTCACAGACATGTGTGTGTATTATTGTTTCAAAGAGTATCTGGTTCCATTAATTGCTCAATTCGAAGACGAAAGTCCAGATGTAAGCAAGATCAAATACTATGATGGCAAGTTCAATGATATCTTTGCAGAGTTATTGGCAATGGCTGATTGGTATGATTATGATGGAAGTGGAACTGTTGAGGCAGATGAAAAAGCATACACATATTCTACAATGCGTAGAACACGTAGACGTAGAAGCATAGTGAGAGTTAGGTAATGACTATACGTTCTGATTTGATTACACAACTGACAACTAACTTGGCGGCACATAGTGGCTTTAGAGTTAGTTCAGAATTGCCTTTTGATAGTGCAGGGCAACCTCTATATCAAAAGAATATGAAAACAGTGTATCTCAGTGAAGAAGAAAAAGAAGTTACTGAGCATGTGCCACTGCTAACAGGTGAAATCATGCAAACTGAAACACTGGTTACAGGTTATCTTGTAACTGATGCTAAAAACCAACCCTCGGATATTGACACTGTGACATCTAATGTTTTGTTAGCAAGGACTGCTATTAGTAGCACATTTGACAGCAGTAGCAGTGTTGAAACCGAAATTGAAGATGATAGAATAACGTATACTTTCGAGTATAACTTTTTAAAAGTATAAGAATAGGAGAAAACAATGGCTTATATTAATACTGCGGCAGGCGATGAGGCAGTTGTAGAAATTTACAACTTAGATGCTTCAGATGTGTTTGATACAACCGCAGCCAACGTTCTTACTGTTCCTTTTATGCAAGACGTAACTGTAAACAACTCTACAGGAACATTCAGGTTTAAAACACTTGACAATGGTTCTGAAAGTGTTGTGACAACACCAGCAACTAACCAAGTATCATTGAACGCAATCGTAGACGACGATGCATTCTTTGGTAACGCAGGTGGAGCAGGTGATGTTGTTCAAAACGGTTTGTTTGGAACAAGTAACAACAAAACTAAAGTAGGTGTTCGTGCTTATTTCGATGGAACTGATGCAGGTTCTAAATACATCGAAGGTGTAGGATATATCAGTGGTTTAGCACCAACTGTGAATCCAGATTCACCTTTATGGATTACTCCTGTAACACTTGAAATTGATCAAGAACTAACAGCAACAGTAGTTTCTTAATTTGATTAAGACAAGATCAGTAGGGGGCAACCCCTACTGTTTCTTTTGGAGACAACATGAAGATTAAACCAAGAACAATACAATATTTCTACAAATGGGCAGAAACTCACAAGATGAGTGAAAACTTTATTTGGCAAGGAAAACCAATCAAAGGTTCAGCAATGAAAAAACTCATAGAAGGCGACAGCAAACCTGTAGAGCCTAAGGTGACAGCAAAAGTTGTAGAACCGGTAAATATAGATATACAGGAAGAAGAACATGCAGATATGGGACAATCACTCGACGACGGAAGTTCTGAAGAGTATTGAGCAAGAAATTGCCAAAGCACAAAATGAAATAAATTGTGCATATAAAGATATAAACAAAGCAAAAAACAGATTGAGTTTTACTACCACAGCATTACACAATCTAAAGAAAAGAGATTTCAATGGAGATATGAAGAAATGAAAATCACAGAATTAACAGCAAAACCCAAACTCACCAAAATTATTTTAGACGATGAACAACTGGTCACCAAGTATGGTGAAGAGATCGAGTTCTGGGTATGGGATAGACAACCACTAGAAAAATATATTGCAATGGCACAAAATGGTGGAGATGCCACAGAAGTAATGAACATTGCAAAAGAAATGATTCTAGATGAAAAAGGCAAATTGGTTATGCAGGGTGAAAACACACTGCCTAGCGATATTGCAATGAGAGCATTAACAAAGGTCATTGAGACCCTGGGAAAGTAAACAGCACCAACGTTGACGAAAATGATCCAGGCCTCACAATGGTTCTTACTGTTGATGCATTGGCAGAACGATATGGTAAACTGCCAACAGAAGTTTTAAAAGATGCTTCAACTATAGATTTGGTAGTATTTGATGTAGCACTTAGTTACAGAAACTATCAACAGAAGAAAGCAAAAGGTCAAGTAGACACCACTGATTACAGTCAGGAAGATCTAGAGGCAAGAATGGAACGTGTTAGGAGATAAAATGCGTGTTGATACAAGACAGTTTGAACAACTAACTAGACAGTTAGAACAGTTAGCACCCAAGAGTGTTAAAGAGGCTGGCGCCTATTTCAAACGTATCACACCCAAAGACACTGGTAATGCTCGAAACAAAACTTCAACCAAAAAGAATGTTATAGAAGCCAATTATGGTTATGCAGGCAGACTTGATGAAGGTTGGAGTAAACAAGCACCAAAAGGTATGAGCGAACCAACCATTACAGAATTAACAAAAATAATTAACAAAAGTGTAGGAAGAATGTAATGGCTAAGAGTATAAAAGTATTTTTAGAACTAGATACCAGTAAATTTGACAAAGCCTTAAACAAGAGCGAAGCCAGTGTAAAGAGCATGAAAACCAGTTCAGACAAACTGGGCTCAGGACTTAAAACACTAGCAGGTATTGGTGCTACAGCATTCGCATTCAAAGGCATTGTAGACACCACAGCACGTTTTGAAGATCTAAGAACCACACTAACATCAGTTACAGGTTCAGTCGAGGGCGGTGCTAAAGCATTCAAAGATATAACACAATTTGCTACCAGCACACAGTTTGGTGTTGAAGAATTAACCAACACATATATCAAACTAAAAACAGCAGGACTTGAACCAACACAAGAACTGTTAACCACATTCACAGACACTGCCGCTGTTACCACAGACCAGTTAGGTTCATTAGAAGCCATAACAGATCTGTTTAGTAGAACAGTATCAGGTGGTTTAGGCTTAGAAGAACTAAACAGGTTAGCAGACCGTGGTGTGCCTGTGTTCAGAATACTAGAAGAACAATTAGGACTTACCAGATTAGAAATTGCAGACTTTGGTAAAACAGCCGATGGTGCTAACAAGATACAACAAGCACTGATCAAAGGTCTTAACTCAGAGTTTGGTGGTGCAACACAGGATAGGTTAAAGAACTTATCTACTGCAATGAGCAACTTTCAGATTGCCGCAACAAACACTGCTGATGTGTTTGGACAAGGCTTTGCTCCAGCACTTAATCAATTAACAACACAATTAACTGACTTTATCACAGTAAACGAAGATGCTGTTGTAGCATTAGGTGAACTTGTAGGTGATGGTTTACAGTTTGTGGTAGACAACATAGAACCATTAGCCACAGGCTTAGGTGTGTTGATTGCCGCTTGGGGTGCATACAAAGTAGCAGTGGTTGCCGCAACAGTAGTAAGCAACTTCAACCCAATCATAGCCGCTGTAACAGCACTAGCCGCTGCAGTAGCACTGATAATTGCACACTGGGACGATGTTAAGTTCGCAGGCAGAGAAGCAGTTAGATTAGTTGAACTGGGTGTAGTCAAACTTACCAGAGCAGTTTTAGAAGGCTTAGGTGGTGCTATATTCTCAGTAACAGAAGCATTCAATGACTTTAAAAAGACAGGAGTTGCTGTAGGTGCAGGTATTGCAGCCGCACTCAAAGATCCATTCAACGCCACAGAAGCATTCCAAGAAGCATTCAATGACACAATGCGTGACATGTCAGATGCTAACAGTGGCACAGTCAAACCATTTACTGCAACACTAGAAAAACTAGCACAAAGAGAAGAAGAATTAAGTGTAGCAACACAAAGAACAGCAACTGAAATTGCAGATTTAGCAGATGCAACACAAGATGCTGCTGATGCTAGTGATGATGCTGCAGACAGCATAGAAGAACAAGCAGATGCTGTAGATGATGTAAACAAAGCAATTGATGATTACATCAAAGGCATGAAAGACAGTGGTGTTGCCATTGAAAAGACAGCAAAAGAACGTGCATTAGACAAGAAAATACTAGAAGCACAAGAAGCCGCTGCCAAAGCCGCTGGTGTAACACTGGCAAAACTAAGTCAAGAACAATTAGATGCAATTGAAGCACTGGTAAGAGCAAGACAAACAGAAGCAGATCAAGCAGAAGCAGATGCTGCCGCAATCATTGCCGCAGAAGAAGCCAAAGCAGATGCAATCAAAAGAACACTTGATGCCGCAGAAGAATTTGCTCTAGTAGCAACTGCAAACGCAGAAGACTTTAGACGTCAATTAGAACTAGAAGGTGAAAAAGTCAGAGAACTAACTGGCTTGTATGGCGTAGAAAGAGCAGTTGCAGAAGAATTATATGAATTTAACAAAATGGCTGCCGCAGACATTGCCAAACTTATGGCGGCAGAACAAGCACTCAGAGAACAAGGTGCTACAGCAGAAGCAGATCAAATTGCAGAAAAGATTGCTAACCTAAAAGCCGCACACGAAGTAGAAAGAGCCGCAATTGAAGAAGTTGCTAGAGCCAACGCAGAATATCAAAGAAGTTTTGCATTTGGTTGGAGAGAAGCATACGCAGAGTTTAGCGATGATGCAACCAATGCTGCCAAACTAGGTGCTGATGTGTTTAACACTTTTGCCACAGGCATGAGTGATGCACTGTATGACGCTGCAATGACAGGTAAACTTTCATTCAGTGATCTCATAGACAACATGAAGTCAGTGATTGCACGTTTCTTAGCAGATAGAATAACACAAAAGTTCTTGTCATTCTTAGATGAAGCAGTGTTTGGTAACAAAACAATGAGTTCAGGTGGTGGCACAATGGGCAGAACTATGCCAGCATCAAGTGGTGGTAGTTCTTCATCATCAGGTGGTGGTGGCGGTGGATTCGGCAGTGCTGTTAAAAAGGTAGTAGACAAAGGTAAAGATTTCATCAAAGGATTGTTTGGCTTTGAAGATGGCGGATACATACCTGGTAACAAGATGTCAGTGGTTGGTGAATCAGGACCAGAACTGTTTATGCCAGCAAGTTCAGGTAGTATCATACCTAACTTTGCAGGTGGTGGTATGGGCGGTGGTGGTGTTACCAATGTAACATACAACATCAATGCTGTTGATGCACAAAGTTTCAAACAGATGATTGCCAGAGACCCAGAATTTATTTACAATGTTAGCCAAGCAGGTGCTAGACGAGTTCCAAGATAAGGATTTAGAGATATGAGTTTACAAAATATTATAGACAGAGCAGAAACTGTTAACATAGCAAGAAACAAACTTGCTGGTAGCACTGTGAGTAGATCAGGAAGATTAAGAACAAATGCTATTGCCACAGCACAACCTTTCAAGTTCACAGTTAAGTTTGCACCCAAAGCAGACTATGCCACCAACAGAGATTTGTTAGAACAGATCAACAGATTAGACAAAGTGTTCATTGAAACAGTGGACATAGGTGCAACCAACACAGGACTAAGTTGGATCACAGAATACATGGGTGGATTGAGTCAAGCAAACATAGACAGATTAACAGTGGCAAGTTTCTCAGGAACCATATTGGTGTTGAACACAAACACCTTAGTAGGAACATCACCCACAGACTTTGCATTCAAAAAAGGTGACTACATACAGTTCAAAGATGGTTACAAATATCCTTATACAGTAACAGAAGATGTCACAGTAGGTGGCGTATCAGGTAGTTCACAAATATTAGTGCCACTCAGCAGAGGTATCATTGAACAAACAGGTTACACTATCACAGGTGCAAATGTTGTGGTAGGCACAGATGCTAGATGGCAAGTTAAAATGTTGGAGAAACCAAATTTCACATTAGAAGCAGGTAGATTTATAGAATTCGATTCAGCATTTGAATTGATGGAAGTTATAGAGGATTAAAAATGGGTATACCCAGTCAAATAGCACAAACGTTAACAACTGCTAACGTTGCTCTAAAATATTCTGCAGACATAGATGTAGTAGACGTAGGAACCAGTCAACTTGGTCAAACTGTTTACTATGACAACAACATATTGGGCACAATATTTGCAGTAGACAGTGGTAACAACACTATCACAATGGACGCAAGTATCACAACACAGATACCTGCAAACAGCACACTGCAAGTAAGTAGCACAGACTTTACAACTGTTACACTGATGTATTTCAACATAGGTGAAACAAATTATTTTGTATCAGATGCATACACACCTTTAACTTATGGCACAGACACATACATAGGTTTAGGTGACATGATAAACTTTTCAGAGTTCACAGAAGATTACAAAACCACAGAAGGCACTGTGAGCATAGAGATATCAGGCATACCAGCAAAGTATGATTTTATCAACATCATACAAAATGAAAGATTCAAAGGTGCTACCATAGTTATACAAAAAGCATTCATGACTTCAAACAGTCAAAGACAAATAGATGAAGTTATACCACGTTTCAGAGGTGTTATATCAAACTACAACATTGAAGAGAACACAGATTTACTTGCACATCAATCAACCAACACACTGTTGTTGACTGCCACAAGTTTATACACAGGCTTCAACAGAATGATGGGTGGACAAAAAACAAATCGTGCAGACAGACAAAGATATGTGCTCAATGACACAACCTTTGACAATGTGGTTGCACTCAGTGGCTTACCGGAGTTTGGATAATGAGTTTGAACAAAGTATTTTCTAGCATTGTAGTAGGAACAAATGAATCCAACAGAGGATTAGCCGGCTCAGCATTGG